AGCTTCGTTCAGCTCGTGCCACCTGTCGATCTCCTCTTGGGTGGCGCCGTACCGCTCCCAGAGCGCTTCGAGCGGAACGCCCAGAGACCGCATCTTGACCAGCGAGTCTGTCAGCTGGGCGATGCTGCGTGTCTCGAAGTCGGCCCAGACGCACTCGGCGGCCAGGTTGGTGGCGGCCGGGGAGCCGACCAGGCCCAGCGCGGTGCGCATCACCTCTTCGTGGCCCTCGCCGATGTGCAGCGCCCGGCGTTTGACCTTGGACACCAGCCCGGCCTCGGCCGCTGTGATGGCCTCGGCGGACAGGTTGACCATGCGGCCGAGCAGGTACGTGGGCGGCGTCTGGGTGATCGCGGCGAGGTGTTCCACGTCCTGTTCCACGGCGGCCAGGTAGCCAGCCAGCGACGATTCGGGGAATGACCCGAACCGGCCGTCTGGATTTTCATTCGTCAACAATCTATTGGCCCCGATATCGAATGGCCGCTGCACGCGGACGGCTTCGCCCTCCGGGGTTTTCACCACCTCGCGGGCGACTTTGATTCCGGTGGCCCACGCTTGCCTGAATGCGCCGTAGTCGGTGGCGACCAGCCGGTTAAAGATGGTGGTGCACACGCGGTCTTGAAATGGGATCGCGGGGGCCAGCTCGGAGCGCGGCGGCTTGCGGGTGCGGGGCTGGGGCACGATTTCAATGAGCGCGTCGCCGCCGTTCGGCTGGATTTCGGGGCCGCGCGCATTGGGCCACCACGTGACGATCACGTCGGGGGTGAATAGCACGTCGATGGTGGTTTGCCCGTGGTCCTCGGTCCACCGCTTGAATCCGGCTACCCGCTTGCGGCGGTTCCCCGGCTGGTAGAGGACGCACGCCTCTTCGGGGGACTCCACCGTGATGGACACCCCGGTCGGATTGTCGTCGTCGGGGGCGACCAGCACGAAGCTGGAGCCGGTGACCAGCGCGTCGGTGTGGACCAGCTCGTGGTCGGCGTCCATCGCGTTGGCCTGCCAGATGGCCCACGCCAGCTCGTCGTCCTCGTCGGTGCCGAACCGGAACCCGGTGACGGTGAGCCGGGAGGCTACGGCGTTGACGACCAGCTCGCACCAGTCGGCCCCGGCCTCGTCCAGCAGGGTGCGGAACGCCTGGCGCTCCTCAGTGTTGAGCAGCGCGATAATCCCGGCCTCGTTGTCGTAGTACGCCTGGTAGTACCGGGCGCGGGCGGCCTGGGCTTCGAGCTTGGCCGCTGCGGCGGCTCGTAGGTCGTCCAGCTCCGTCATGTCGGGCACCTCCTAGAATCCAGCCGCCGCGTACTCGGTCTGCGCGTCGGCGTGCCGGATGGCGCGGTCCAGCGCCATGATCGCGGCCACGATTGAGTCGATCTTGTCAGTTGACTTGGCCTTGTCCGGTTTCAGGTTCCCAGCGGGGTCGGTGCGCGTGACCAGGTTCCCCGCCTGCCAGCGGGCCACCGGGTTGGCCCCGTGCCGGTAGGCACCGGACGCGACCAGCCGTAGGAACTCCTTCGTGGGGCCGCTCAAGGTGGCGAATCCCTGTCCGGTCTGGATCAGCGGGAAGCCCTCCTCGATCAGCTCGGAGCTGAGCTGGGTGGCGCCCCAGCGGTCGAACGCGACCTCGCGCAGGTCGTAGGTCTCGGCGTCGTCGCGGAGCGCGGCCTTGATGGCCTCGTAGTCGATGACGTTCCCCTCGGTCACGGTGACCAGCCCGGCCGCGGCCCACGCCTTGAACTTCCCGGCGGTGCGCCGGTCGAGCCCGGCGACGGCGGACTCCGGGGCGAACACGCGGAACAGGGCGTCGTGCGCACCGTCCCCGGCGGGGAAGTCGAGCACGTAGCTGGCCAGGTCGATGGTGCTGGCCAGGTCCAGCCCGGCGTAACAGGTCCGCCCGCCGAGCTCGAGTACCGGGGCCGGGGCGGCGTCCCACGTGGCCAGGTCGATGGCGCGGCCCACCTGGGTGCTCTGCCGGTTGAGCCGGTATTGCTTGAACGCCCGTTCCTCGGCCGGGTTGTTCACTGCCTTGGTGCACTCGGCGCGCAGGATGCGCGGGTCCAGGTAGTCGCCCAGCGCGGGATTGGCCAGCTTCCACGTGGCCTCGGCGGTCCAGTCCGCGTCGGGCGGCGCGGCGTACAGCACGACGAGGCGGGCGTGGTCCAGCTCGGGGTCCTCCAGCACCCGCTCGGACCACGCGCGCTCAGCGGCGGCGAATCCGGCCGGGTCGTTGTCGGCGGTGGTGGCCAGCACGAGGATGGGCTGGCTCCGGGCCCCGAACCCGGTGCGGAGCGCGTCGTACAGCTCGCGGTCGGGCTGGCTCAGCAGCTCGTCAATGTAGGCACCGGACGGGCTCGGCCCCAGCGCGCCCATGGCGTCCCCGGCCGTGACGGCGAAAAAGCTGGCTGTCTGCTGGTCGACGATGCGGCGGACCCCCCGGGCCACGTCGAGCCGGGCGGACAGCACGGGCGACAGCGCGACCATCCGCGCCGAGGCCGCCCACGCGAGGCCGGCCTGGTCCTTGTCCAGCGCCAGCCCGTAGACCTCCGCGCCGTCCTCGTCGTCGGCGACCAGCAGGTAGAGCATGATGCCCGCGATCAATTCCGTCTTGCCGTTTTTCCGCCCGGCGGACAGGTACAGCTCCCGGTACCTGCGCAGGTAGCGGCCCCAGCCGGGGTCGTACTCCACGAGGCCGAACAGCGGCGTGAGGACTTCGCGCATCTCCCACTCGGCCGGGATGAACGGACGCCGGGCCCAGTCGCCCTTGGTGTGCACCAGCAATTCGCAAAAGAACGCCCGCACGTGGGCGATGCGGGGCTGGCAAAGGTGCTCGCCGCGGCGGTTGCAAGTCTGCCCGTCGAAGGTGCGTTTGCACGGCGGGAACCTGCGCCGGTCGGCCATGCCCTACATGATGCCTGCCGGGCAGCCCCAGAGACCAGGATGCCCGCCCAGGTCGGGCGGGCATCGGCGGGTGAAGCGTTATGCGATTCGCGTCACGCCGGGCGGTAGCGGCTGCGGGTCCACCTCCACGAGGCCGCCCAGGGCGTCCGCCAGCACGGCCAGCGAACCGGGCAAGTTGCGGACCTGGGCCAGCACCATCCCGTTCGGGTGGCTGACGACCAGCCATTCGCCATCGAGGCAATGGGTGGTGTGCGTCAGCGTGATCAGCTCCACCTCGAACTCTTCCGGTGAGAGCCACCGTCGCGGGCTCATGGCTGGTCGGCGCGGCTCGTGGCCCATCCGGCGATGTCGGGGTCACCCGCCTCTTGCCGGATGCGCGCAGACGCCTGGGTGTCGGTCATGGTCTCGTAGGTCGTGGCCCTGGCCTGGTCCCGGTACATGGTCTCCAGAATCACCCACTCCGGGGCCGGGTCGAGCGCGGCCTCCATGGCGTCCCCGAGCTGGGCGTACCGCTGGCCGCCCACCTCGAACGGGGGCGACTGGGCGCGGTCGTAGTAGACGAACACGGGCTGCACGTTGGCCGGTGCGTGGTGCGGGATGACGGCCCACGTGCCGGTGAGCAGTGCGCCGTCTCCGTGGTCGGGCCGGGCGGCGTGATAGGTGCCGCCCATCCAGAACGCCAGGGCGTTCGGGCTGGTGGTGACGACCTCTTGCCGCCTGGGCGGGGTCGCGTCCTCGTCCAGCAGGTATCGGACGGGCTGCGTGTTGCGAGCTGGCATTTTGGGTGGTTCCTTTCATGGGTCGGCCCCCGCCCGGCTGGGCGGGGGCGTGTGACTCCGGGGGTTGGTTACTCGGCGGCCTGGTCGGCGGCCTCGGGGGTGGGCTCGTCCTGGGTGGCCTCGGCGGCCTGGTCCTGGGCGGTGGCCTTGGGCTCCGGCTTGGCGGCCTTGGCCTTGTCGACCGCCCCACCGAACAGGGTGGCCATGGGGCGGCCCAGTGCCTTGGCGATGGCCTCGGCGCGGACCAGGTCCACCTTGGCAACCTGGTTCAGGCTCAGCCTGCGCATCTGGCTCGGGTTCAGCCCGTGCTCCCGGCTGATCGCCATGATGGACTTGCCGGTGGCCTTGATCGCCTTGTCGATCGCGTCCTTGACCGGGGCGACCGTCTGGGTGCCGCCGATCGGGGCGGTGATCACCAGGGGCTCAGCCTTGGCGGCCGGGGTGCCCTTGGGCTTGGGCGCGGCCTCCTGGCGGGGCGCGTCTGCGGGCACGATGGCCCAGAACTTGGTGCTGGTGGCAATCGCGAACGTGTCCCTGAGCTGCCTGCCGTTCGCGCCCTTCAGGATCAGCTTGCCGTCCTCGACTGCGACCTTGGCGACCTTCGCGCCCTTGGCGAACGGTGCCTTGACCTCGGTGCCGAAGAACTCAAAGCCTCCGGTCGGGCTGCCGTGCTGCTTCCACGTGGCGCGGGTGGCCCCGGTGGTGATCTCGGTCACGGTGGCGTCGGGCTGGCTGGTGGTCTGGGTCTCGGTCATCTGGGTGGTTCCCTTCCTTGCTGCCGTCCTCCTGGGTGGTGGGCGGTTCACTTATTCCAACCGCTGGCCCGGCTGGTTTAGGCCCTGGGGGAGTGTCGTCTGGACCACAGTCCGCTACGCGCCGGGCAGCTCACCCACGGCTATACTGAGCCATGTGCCGGGCGGTCGGCTCGGGTTCCTTGGGTGGTTCCTTCCCCGGCCGTCCGGCACCGTCGCGCCGTAGGCTTGGCGGCATGACAGAACCTCGACCAGACACCGGGTTCAGGCCCCCTCCCACCATCACGTGCGTCCTCCCCAATAGCGGCCCCGCTGCGGGTGCCTTTCTGCCGGTCACGATTACCGGCTCGGGCTTCGTTCAATCGTTTGGCCAGCCAGAGCACCGGCCCACCCGCGTGCGGTTCGCCCCCGACTGGGAGGTTAGCTGGTCGCAAATCACGGTCTCCAGCGACGGGCGGCATTTGTCCTGCGCGCTCGGCACCGAGCCCACCCATCCGTACCCGCTCGGAGCCCAGGACGTGGAAGTCGAGACTTCCGGCGGCATCGCCATTCTCCGCGGCGGGTTCACCTTCACCCCGATCCTCGTCCGCGCCCCGAGCCCGGTCGTCCATTACTGCCAGCCGCCGGTCGGCCCGTTCGACGGGGGGAACACGGTCACGATTGGCGGTGAGCACTTGTCGGGCGCTACGGAGGTCACCTTCGCGGGAACCCCCGCAAGCAAGGTCTTCGTGGAGCAGGACTACTGGCTTCGGTGCGTGGTGCCGCCCGGCCCGGACGGGCCTGTGCGGATCGAGGTCACGACACCGAGCGGCACGGCCGGGATGAGCGGCGCGTACAGCTACGACCGGCTTCACAGGTCGCCCTGGCTCGCCGGGCTGGCCCCGTGGCTTGTCCCCGAGGTGGGTCACTGCCCGGTGCAGATCAGGGGAAGCAACCTGAGCCGCGCCACTGCGGCTGCCATCGGCGGCGTAGACGCCGAGATCATCGACGCCCTGGACGACGGGACGATCGTAGTGATGGCACCCCCTGAACAGGCGGATACCACCGTCAGCGTGACTACGCCCGAGAACACGATCACCACTCAGCCCGGCTGGATCGGCTGGCTGCCAGTCTGCTGAATCGCGGCGAGGGTGCCGTCCCACAGCGCCCGGCGTGCAGCCAGCGCCCCCGCGACCGCGGCCTCGCACTCCACCCACCGGGACTCCTCGGCCCCGCACAGCTCCGTCAGCATCGCCATCGCCATCGGCCCGTGCTCCTCGGCGTCCGTCACGATGTGCCGGTCCAGGTAGTCGGTGAAGACCGCCAGCTTCGGCGCGGCGATGACTTGCTCGAACATGTCGGGGATCAGGTCCTCACGGGTCAGCGCGAACACGGCGGCCTGGGCGTGCAGCGGCGCCGCGACGATCACCCCGAACGTCGCGCCGACGAACGCGGCGGCAGCGGGCGGGGCTCCGCACTGGGCCAGCGCCCACGGCAGCGGCCGGCCGTCGCGGAGCTGGCCCACGAACCGCCACAGCGGCGCGACGCTGGCCCCCGCCTGGGCCATGGCTGCCAGGTACAGCTCAAAATGAGACAGGTACCCGTCGCCCACTTTGTCGGACTCCTCGGCCAGCACGATCTCGTTGACCAGCCGCCGCGACCTCGGCCAGCTCGTCGGCACCCACGGGACCTCGGTGCACGTCAGCTCCCGCTGGAGCTGCTTGAGCAGCGACATGAAATCCCACACCGCCCAGACGTGGTGTTCCATGAAGGTGATCACGGCGGCCTGGTCCGTGATCCGCTCGTAGAGCGGGTGGGCCAGCACTTCCTTGCGGCCGGCGTCGATGGCCTCCCTGAGCTGCCGGGCCTGGTTGCTCAGCATGCGGCCTCCCTTCAGCTGGACAGCAGCCGCGTGGCGTCGGCCCCGTCGTGGTGGTAGTGGTCGACGCGGATTCCGGCCCTCGCCGAAGGGGTCAGGCCGAACTCGCGGGCGTACATGCGGACCTCGATAGCTGCATCGCGGATCTGGCTGTAGGCCGGGTTCTTGACCAGGATGCCCTCGCGCTGGATGACCGGCGGGGAGTTGGACACGACCTCGGCGAGGCCCCGCCAGCGCGCCACGGCCTCGCAGTAGACCGCCAGGGCCGTCTCGTCGGCTCCGGTGAGGGTGTGCATGTGCTCCAGGTGCGGCGCGACCCTATCCCACTCCTCAGAGGCGCGTTTGGAGAGGTAAACCGGCTTGGTGGCGGCCTGGTCGAGCGGTTTCGGCTCGTTGACGTTGATCCGGCCCGGTTCGGTGCCCTTGAGCAGCTTGAGCCGGGTCGGTGCGGGCGCTGGGCCGCGTCTACCCACCGGGCGGCCCCGTCCAGCCCGCGTCGACCGCCGCGTAGGCGTCGTGCCACTGGTCCTCGGTCGCGTCCCCGATGTACCAGCGCGACGAGCGGCGGCAGGTGAGCCACAGCTCGGCCAAACGGTCGCGCAGCTCGTCGGCCAGGTCCACGGCGGGGCGCGCGGCGTCGGGGTAGCCGGGCCGGGGATCGCTGCGGACGCCTGGCGGGCGGCGCGGGTCGTGGCTAGCCACGATCCGGCCTCATTTCCGGTCGCGAAACGAGAACCGGCGGCGCGGGGGTGCCGGGCGGGGCGGCCCAGAGCCACCCTCCGGCCGCGTCCGGGCCGAGGTCGGCCCAGGCCGCGCCGGAAACGACCTGTGACGGGTTGGCCGCTGGCGGCGAACCCGAAAAAGGTCGAAACCTGCGCCGCTTCGCGGCGGCA